TAAATTGTTGAGGTGGCAGGAGCGCAACAAGGGGATTGCGTACTGCGATGACGGGACTGTTGAATTTCGGATGGAGGGAACGCGCTCATCCGGCGATCTCAACACGTCTCTAGGGAACTGCATCATCATGTGCGGCTTGTTATACGCTTACCTTAAGCACCGATACATCCAGAAGGCGGAACTAGCTAACAACGGCGACGACTGCGTAGTGATCATGGAGGCAGCCGATCTGCCTTTCTTCCTACGCGGCGCTGAAGAATGGTTCGCCACGTATGGATACCGGATGGTACTGGAAGCGCCGGTCTACGAGTTGGAGAAGATAGAGTTCTGTCAATCACGTGTTGTCGTCATGGATGGCGAGGCGCGGATGGTGCGGAACCTCACCAACTCAATGCGAAAAGACCCAATGTGTCTTGTACCTGTGCAGACGCCAGGCACGCTTCAGATGTGGTACAAAGCAGTCGGTGACTGTGGGTTGTCCATCACATGCGGTGTGCCGGTGCTCCAGGAATACTACAAGATGTTCCGACGCAGCGGGAGAGACTACACGGAGGGGTTCCTACAACATGTGTACAAGAACACCTCCCACCTGCAACGGATGAAGGGGATGAAATTAATTGAGCGCGTAGTAACCGCGGAGGCGCGGTGCAGCTTCTACTACGCGTTCGGGATACTACCCGAGTTGCAAATTGAGTTAGAACGGGTATATGCGAAGATGACGCTCCAATGCGACATTGAAGAAGTGAGACATGAGGATCTAAGTGTCGACAAGTACGACAACTGCCCACCATCCGTGGTGCAGTTTATGTTTTAGGAGCCGGCCCTAAGACGATAACAAGAAACTCACAATTCCGTCCTACAACTTCTGCGGTCCTTACTGGTCTGACGGTAAATTCCAGTCATCAGTTAGCGACCCCCATTCGCAACCACTCAACAGCTTCGACGTCACGTGCCGCGACCACGACGTTTCTCTAGCCACTGCTGTGACACAAGAGGACGTCCTCGAAGCCGACTCAAAGTTCTATCAACAGAACATCAACAACGGGTTTATACGTAGCACAGCCGCAGTGCTCGTTAAGCATCTCAATCCGATCATGTCGAACAAGAACCCCAGACTACGAGGCTCCGCCAAACCCACCGCGAAGTCCACGAGCAAGAACAACAAGGTGGCGGTCAAGCCGATGCTGCAGAGGGCTGATGTCCCTGCTAACTATGGCTATACAGTTCGTTCGCGCGCTCCGCGTGTGACGCGTACTGGTACCGGGGCTCATATCGTTGGTAGCGATTTTGCCGGTACTGTGAACACGTTTAACACTAGCGCGTACGAGCCAGCGGCCAACGTACTAATGAATCCTTCTTACTACAATAGCGCTATGCTGGGTAATTTGTCACGAGTTTACGAGAAATTCCGATTCCGAAAGGCAACCTTGGAATACATCCCGTCCGTGGCAACCTCAGTACAAGGCCAGTTGGTGAT